ATAACATCGTTGATGTCCTTGCTCATGCCTTCAGCAGCGGCAACCGCATCCTTACCATTGGTATTGATTGCACCTGCCAGACCTTCCACAAGCATTTCACCGACCCATCCCATTTCCTTGGACGGAGATGCAATGCCGAAGAAGTCACAGATACCATCCCAAATGGAAGAAATCCAACCGGACACCTTATTCCAAAGCCAGGATGCCAGGGACTGGATACCTTGCCACAAACCACGGACGAGGTTTGCACCTACATCGGCAAGCTGTGATACTCCCTTGCCAAAGGCAGAAACCAAGCCGGACAGAATCTGCGGTACGGCTTTTACAATTTCCACGATGATGGTCGGCAGGTTCTTTATTAAGGAAATAAAGAGCGTCACACCTGCCTGTACGATTTGCGGAATGCTGTTAATCAGAGCATTGACCACAGAACCGATGATTTCCGGAATGGCTGCCACAATGGTTGTGATGATTTCCGGCAGTGCCTGGATAAGTGCAACAAGCAGGTCGATACCCGCCTGTATAATCTGTGGGATTGACCCAAGCACCGCTGTGATGATACCCTCAATAATCTGCGGGATTGCCTCCACGATTGCCACGATGATTTCCGGCAACGCAGATACTAAAGAAGTCAAAAGCTGAATGCCTGCATCAATAATCTGCGGAATCGCACCGATGACAAATTCCACGATGGCAAGAATAATGGAAGGCAGTGCCTCAATCAGCACCGGAATCGCATCAAGCAGACCCTGTGCCAATCCCATAATCAACTGCAACGCTGCATCCAAAATCATCGGCAGGCTGTCAATCAGACTCTGCACGATGGTAATGACTGCTTGCACTGCTGTTGGAATCAGCGTAGGAAGTGCCTCGCCGATGCCCTGCACCAAAGACATCACAATCTGAATGGCCGCATCAATCAGCAACGGCAGATTTTCAATCAGTGTGTTTACGATGGTCATCAGTGCATCGATTACCACGGGGATAAGTTTCGGCAGCATGGTAAGTATGGTGTTCAGCACCTGCGAAAACAGGTCAACCACGGTATCCAAAAGTGTCGGAAGAAGTTCTCCCACTGTTGCGAGCAGGGCGTTCAGAGCCGTTGGCAGTGCCGCTATAATGTTTTCGATTACAGGCGTGATGTTGGTCAGCACATCCTGGAACGCATCCACCACATTGTTGCAGAGCATTTCAATGTCTGCATCTGCATTACCGAAACCTACGATAAGGTTATCGATGGCAGCCTTCATGGAGTTCAAAGAACCCTCAATGGTGTGTTCCGCCTCTGCTGCCGTTGCACCCGCCACACCCATGCTCTCTTGAATCACATGGATGGCAGAAACCACATCGGCATAGGAACTGATATCATACTCAATACCGGAAATCGCCTGTGCATCGGCAAGCAGACGTTCCATTTCAGTCTTGGTGCCGCCGTAACCGAGTTTCAAGTTGTCCAGCATTGTATAGTTCTGCTTGGCAAATCCCTGGTATGCGTTCTGGATGAGTCCGATATCCGTACCCATCTTATTGGCGTTATCCGCCATATCCGTAATGGCCATATCCGCATACTTTACTGCCGCCTCGGTATCTCCTCCGAGGGAAGAAATAAGGGAGGCAGAAAAAGATGTGACCGTGGACATATAGTCGTTTGCCGACATACCCGCCGTCTTATAGGCGTTGTTTGCATATTCCTGCAGTGTAGCAGAGGAATCCCTAAACAGCGTATCGACACCGCCGACCAACTGCTCATATTCTGCGTAGGATTCAACTACTGCCTTGCCAAGGGAAACTGCGGCGGCAGCGGCAGCCGTAACCACCGCTCCCATTGCCACACCGACACCCTTTAAGACAGAACCGAGGCTTTCAAATTTGCCCTTGTTCTTTTCAGCAGAATCTCCGGCATCGTCCAGTTCTTCGCTCATATCGTCGGTACTGTCAGCAACCTCATCCATTTCACGCTCGGCATCATCAAGCGCCGCATTGTTACGGTCGAGTTCACGCTCCATATCATTGAGCGCCGCCGTAGCGTTATTAAGCTGAATCTGCCATGCCTGCGTTCTGCGGTCATTTTCACCGAAGGACTCGGAGGCATTGGCAAGGGCAGAACGAAGGGTTTCGATTTTCTGTTTTTGTGCCTCGATTTCCTTATTCAGCACTTGGTTTCTTGCCGTGAGTGCTTCTACGGAACTGTCGTTTTTGTCGAACTGCGACTGTACGACCTTCATTTCCGAGCCGAGAACCTTGAAGGACTGATTGATTTCTGACAGTGCCTTCTTGAATTCTTTCTCGCCCTCAAGACCGATTTTTAAGCCAAAATCATCTGCCACTTCAAACCACCTCCTTCATCAGATTCCGGCAGGAATAATGTCATCAATGAAATATTCCCTCGCAGGCTTCGCAAGCCCGTTATACTGTTTATGGCATTCCCATAAATCCAGGAGCAGACCAAACGGCATCAGCCACACCTCATCCTGTGTCAGATGAAGATGTGCGATGCCGTAATATAAAAGTCGAGTAAATAACTCATCGTCACTTACTCGACCGCCACGTTTTTTGAGTCAGCCTCGCTGACCACATTTCGCTTGGTGCCCTTATACAAAGCCTCGGTAATGGCAGATTTGTAATCAGCCAGATCCAAAGGTGTGGTCAAAAGTTCCACCATCTCCTCTGTAAGGACATCCTTTTTGTTTTCCTTGTTCTTCAGATTGTGGACAAGGATGGACTGATTGGCAAGCAGGGTAATCAGCCACACGATTTCGCCGATAGCCATCTCGAAGTTTTCGGACTTCATCAGCTTATCGCCAAGGTTCTCAAGACCGCCGTAGCGTCCTGCGATTTCCTTTGTTGCCTTGGTAGTGAGGAGCAAAGTATACTCGTCACCGCCGATATTGATAATTGCAGAGCGTTCTTTATCCATGTATCAAATCCTCCTTATTCCGCGGCCTCGGTAGCATAGGAAGGCTCATATACTTCCTGATACCAGTTTGTGATGATATCTTCTGCAACAGCAGAATCGCCCTCGGTAACCTCTGCCTTCCAAGGATGCTTGTTCTGACCGTCCACTTTGTTACGGCGCAGAATCGTACCCTCGATGGTAGGTGTACTGAAAGTGATGCTGTCACCCTTGGTAGCAAGGTTCGTAGCAGGGATGCCGAACTTCACACGGTAAAGCCAGTAATACTTGTACTTGCCGTTGGATTTCTTCGCACGGAAACCCACAGCCACAGGCTCGCCGCCATCTTCACTTGTAGACACCACTACACCGTTGGCATCGATGGTCGCACCCGTAAGGTCAGAGGCGACAGAGGCACCGATATCATCCACACCCAAAGAAAGGGTGCCGGACTTGAATTCCTTGACGATTTCAGATGCACCGTCATCGGCATAAAGGGTTGCCTCTGCAAGTTCCACGGAGAGGTCGGCGGTCATCGCCTTTGCCATCTGCACCGGAGAAGCGTAGGTTTCATTGCCGTTTTCATCTTCGGTGATTTTGGCATAATACAGTTTGTCAAGACCAATAGTAGCCATTGATTATTCCTCCATTTCATAATGTTTTGCCACATCCACGTTGTAATGGAAGTAGCCTGTTTCTGTTTCATAACCGATGTATCTTCGGTCAGTTATGGTAAAATCCATGCCAAGCAAGGCACGGACGATTGCATTTTTCTCTTTGGTATAACTGCCTTTGGCATACAGGGAAATTCGTGCCTCCTGGATATCACATCCGGGAGTATTGTCAGCATGAAGTTCAAAGCTGTCTGCCATAGGCACTACCACGATATATTTATCCGGAGCCTCCTCGTGAAACACTCCTGTTTCCAAAGGAATGCCCAAGGACTCCAAAGCCGTATTGATATCTGAAAGTACGCTCACAGCTTTCTGACCTCCTCTTCAAATTTATCCTGCATGGCACTGATACAGGCAGCACGGGATGCCGTTTTTGCAGGTTTCATAAAAGGTTTGGCAGGCTGACCGTGTTTGCCGTATTCGATGATGTTGGCCAGTTTCGCATTGCTGACACCATCCCTGCGGGGTTCTGCAAAGCCAACCTTGATGTTGTGGTTGCCGTTTTTGTCCATCTTCACAGTGGACAGACCAAGTGCCGACTCCAATTCTCCTGTGGATCGGGATTCGTACTTTGTACCGTTACCCACCACAGAGGACAGGTTGCTCTGTGCCTTGGCAAGGACAATCTCGCCTCCGGCTTCAAGCACTTTCTGTGCAACAGGGTCAAAGTCCGAGCCGAGCCTGGAAATACGCTCCAAAAAGTCCTCCGGCATTTTGATATCCACTTTAGCCACTGGTCGACACCACCTTTTTCGCAAGCACCTCCACATACATCCCACGTCCTTTGACATCTTCCACGGACGTAATTTCAAACCTGCCATCCTCGCACACCAAAATGTGGTCGGTTGTTACGGTAAGACCGGGAATGCAGCGAAAGCGGAACAGGTCTGTCGCCTCGGAGAATGCAGCGAGATTTGCCCACCTTTCACTTCCGTGGCGTCCTTCTCTGTACACACGGACAGAGGCGAGGATTTCATCCGCCGTTGTGGAGAAACCCTCGCTGTCCTTGATGCGTTTTGTAATGACAATATCAGCAAAGCCGTTCATTTTTCCGAAACTCATGTCACACCTTCCAATCTCGGTCGAGCCTTAACAGAAGGTTGACCGTGTTCCATACCTGCTGACCTGCCTGCACATTGTCGGCGAAGAATCCGCCCGTAGAACCGTCCCTTGACTCATAGAAATGTGATGCCAACATAATCACGGCTTGTTCCGTGGTTGCAGGCATCGCATTTTCCGTATAATATCCTGCCTCGATGTGCTGATAGCTTTCCGCATAGGAAACGGCGGCAGTGATGAACCTTTCAATCAGTCCATCATCCACCGAATGCTCCAGTATCAGATTTTCCTTAACTTTCGTAAGAAGTTCGCTCATCACTGCCACCTCCCATCTTAGGCAGTAGCCATAGTGAGCAGTTTTACTGCTTCAGCAAGTACCAGCTTACCGTCCACACGCTCCTTAGCAACAAAACCGACCATACCGTTTCCGGCGAAGAGTTCCTTGAGTTCCGCAAAGGAACGGGTACCACGGTCACCGATGTTGTAGTAGCTGTAGTCACCGAAGGCAATGGCAGGCATTCCCGCAGTGATTACAGGGAAATAAGGAGAAGTGTATACCTCATAACCCAAGAGTCTGCCAGGTTCTCCCGCCTGTACGGAATCCTGCCAAAGGTAACGGCCGTTCTTGTCAGTCAGCTTACGGATGGCTGCCAAAGTCTGGTCGTTGCAGATAAACTTGGCGTTCTTACGGTAAGAACGCTTGAGGGAGTACACAAGGTCGATGATTTCATCGGCAGTGATTTCCGTTGCAGACGCAGCAGTCACACCGATTTCAGCACCGCCATCGGTAGCAAGCAGACCCAAAGGCTGACCGGTACCGGTACCGTTGAGGAATGCGTCCTCTTCTGCATTTGCAAGAGCCTTGGAGAACTGACGGATGATGTAATTCTCAAGACCGAAAGCGTTGTCATACAGAAGTTCCTCAGTCACCTTAACAGCAACATGGAGTTTGTGAGCATCCAGATTAATCTGGGCGAATTTTGCATCACCCCAAGTGAGTTCCTCACCCTCGTCAATCCACGCAGCCGCAGGCTTAGTGGCAGCGATGTTGATTTTACGCTCACCGCTGGTAGTGATGGTGTGACCCAGCTTACGGAAGATGTTCTCTTCCTCCAATGCCTCAATCAAACGAGTGTCATACTCTTCCGGTACAAGGTAACCGCCGTCGGCATCCACGCCCTCCTGGAGAACATTGGACACGTTACGGAAGTTGGTACGGAGAGCCTTGAGCATACCGTCCTTGTAGGCATCAGAAGCACGTCCGGTCTTTGCCTTCTGACCGTCCATAGCCTTGCCGTTCATAGGCTTTTCAGTGATGGGAGCAGAGGTAGGTTTGGAAAGCTGTGCATCCATAGCTGCCATCGCCTCCATACGCTCAATTTCAGCACCGAAGTCCTGAACCTTCTTCTCCATCTGTGCATAGGTCTTTGCATCCTCATCGGAAAGCAGACCGTCCTTGTCGCGCTTGGTTTCCACAAATGCCTTTGCAGCCTCCCAAGCCTGGTTACGCTTTTCGCGCAGTTCATTGATAGTCATAATAAATTACCTCCAATTTTTGATAAGATTTAGCCTGTCCATAAGGTCATCGGCTTTGGTTTTTCGGGTTGGTTCGGACTTGATTGCACACTTTGCGGCAACCTTGTCCATGAGAGAATTGACCACATTTGCCTTGGAATAAAGCATGGAAACCGCAGGAGGCTCCATATCCTCGGCACTGCCCACGCGCTGCATGATTTCATCAGCAAAGCCAAGTTCCACGGCCTTGTTTGCGTCCATCCATGTTTCCGCATCCATGAGGTGGGACAGCTTTGTACGGGACAAGCCTGTCTTAATCTCATAGGCATTGATGATGGAATCCTTAACGCTTGCGAGCATATCGATGGCTTTCTGCATTTCGCCGAAATCACCGAAAGCAACCGTCATCGGATTGTGAATCATCATCATGGATACCGGGGACATCAGCACCTTGGTGCCTGCCATTGCAATCACGGATGCTGCGGAGGCTGCAATGCCGTCAATCTTGACCGTGACATTGCCCTTGTAATCCATCAGCATATTGTAGATCTGGGCAGCCGCCACGCAGTCGCCGCCGGGACTGTTAATCCACACGGTAATATCGCCGGAGCCTGCCATCAGTTCATCCTTGAAAAGCTGTGGAGTGACGTCATCGTCAAACCAGCTTTCTTCTGCGATTGTTCCGTTCAGAAATAGTGTCCTCGCCTCCGGCATCGTTTCCGTCTGTGCCTGGTTCTTCCACTTCCAGAACTTCTTCATCGGGGTTTTCCTCCTTTCCGTCATTGTCGGTTGTATTTGCAAAAGCACCCGCGTCTTTCAGAGGGAGCATATTGCCGTTAATAAGGTAAAGGTCACCGCCTTCTTCCGCAGGGATACGGTCGAGGTTTTCCAGTTCGCGGATGTCGTTTGCACTCATCCAACCATTCTGGCGACCAATGGCGTAGCCGTTCATACGGCTTTGGTAATCGCCACGGAGCAGACCTTCCAGATTGAATTTCACAAAATAACGCACCTTTTCATCGTGGGATAAAAGCGCCCTCTGAATGGACTGCTCCCAACGGATAACCCACGGGTCAAGGGTGTACTTTACAAATTCCAAGGACTGCTGCTCTATATTAGAAAAGCTCGACTTCTCAAGGTCGCCCACCATATGGGGAGGTACTCTGAAAATTCGAGCAATTTCATTGATTTGGAACTTCCTTGTTTCAAGGAACTGTGCCTGCTCCGGAGAAATGGAAATCGGTGTGTACTTCATTCCTTCTTCGAGGACAGCCACTTTATTGGAATTGGAACTGCCACCAAAGGCAGCCTGCCAACTCTCTCTGACCCTCTGCGGGTCTTTGATGGTGCTTGGGTGTTCCAGTACGCCACCCGGCGTTGCACCGTTAGCAAAGAACTTGGCACCGTATTCCTCGCAGGCAATCGCCATACCGATGGCGTTCTTTGCCATAGCGATGGGACTGTAGCCGACAAGACCGTCAAACCCAAGACCTGGAATATGAAGCACATCGGAATGCTGCAGGGTTACTGCAAATTCCATATTTTTAATAGCCTCATCGGGACCACGGTAATAGGTGTAATAGAGATGTCCGTTTTCATCCCTGTCCACACTCATCTTGTTTGGCATCAGAGGGTAAAGTGCCACCACCTCGTTTTTACCGTTACGGATAACCTGTGCGTAGGCATTGCCCCACAAAAGCAGATGGGTCATGAGTGTCTCTCGGAACACGAAAGAACTCATTTCCAGATTCGGCTCATCGTGGAGCAGTCGGTAAAGCGGATGGTCGATGGCTTTTTCCTTGCCGCCGTCATCGTTATATTTGTAAAGATGCAAAGGCAAGCCTGCCACTGCTTCTGCAAGGATACGGACACAGGAATACACTGCCGTCATCTGCATGGCAGAACGCTCGGTTACTGCCTTGCCGGAAGTTGTGCCACCCATATAAAAGGTGTAGGCACTGCCCGCCGTTCTGTTTTCGGGCTTATCTCTTGATTTAAACATTCCCGTAAAAATACCCATATCAAATCACGCTCCTTCCTAAATAAACAAAATGCCGCGGTCATCATAAACCGAAGCACTGTTGGTGTTGCCACAACGGATTGCACGGTCGAGCGCCATAATGGTGGCAACGGCACCGTCAATCTTTTCTGTGGATTTGGCTTTATCTGCTTTGATGTTTCCGGCAGGGTCGGTTTTGATGTAGATGTTATCCATCATCCACCTAAGAACCGGATGCCCACCGTGAGCCAGTTTTTTCTCCATCGCAAGTTTCATCAGTTCTTTGGTCGGCGGGGACATATCTTTGTACCCCTGCCCAAAAGGAACTACCGTAAATCCCATACCCTCAAGGTTCTGCACCATTTGAACAGCGCCCCAACGGTCATATGCGATTTCACGGATGTTGTATTTCTCACCCAGGGACTCGATAAATTTCTCGATGTAGCCGTAATGGACTACATTGCCCTCGGTGGTCATAAGCAAATCCTGTCGTTCCCAAATGTCATACGGCACATGGTCACGGCGAACACGCAGGTCAATGTTATCTTCCGGTATCCAGAAATACGGCAGAATGATATATTTATCATCCTCATCTTCCGGTGGGAACACCAACACGAATGCCGTGATATCCGTAGTGCTTGAAAGGTCAAGGCCGCCGTAGCAGACACGGCCTTCCAGTTCGGATTTGTCGGTTGGAAACGCACATGCATCCCACACCGCCATCGGCATCCAACGGACAGCCTGTTTTACCCACTGATTCAGCCTTAACTGACGGAAGGCATTCTCCTCGCCGGGGTTCTGCTTTGCCTGTTCGCAGGCTTGCTGCACTTTGTCGATACCAACCGTTACCCCAAGGGACGGATTGGCTTTTTTCCATACTTCCGGGTCAGTCCAGTCATCATCATCCTCTGCACCATAAATCACAGGGTAGAAGGTAGGGTCAACTTTTCGCCCTTCGATGATGTCCTTTGCCTTTTGGTGGGTTTCGTAGCAGATGGACTGCGTATCGTTTCCCGCCGTGGTGATCAGGAAGTAAAGTGGCTGCATTCTTGCGTCACCGGAACCCTTGGTCATAACATCAAACAGTTTTCGATTCGGCTGGGTATGCAACTCATCAAAAATAACGCCGTGGGTATTGAAACCATGCTTGTTGGCTACATCCGCCGACAGAGCCTTGTATTTACTGCCCGTCGGGTTGTAGGTCATGGTCTTCTGGCTTGCCTGGATGGTCATCTTATTTTTAAGCAGTGGACTTCGCCTTACCATTTCCAAAGCAACATCAAATACAATTCGTGCCTGGTCTTTATCCGCAGCACAGCCGTACACTTCTGCACCCGGCTCAAAGTCAGCACACAAAAGATACAACGCCACTGCCGCCGCCAGTTCCGATTTGCCTTGTTTCTTTGGGATTTCGATATAGGCTGTGTTGAACTGCCTGTACCCGTTTGGCTTAAGGACACCGAAAATATCTCGGATAATCTGCTCCTGCCAGTCAATCAGTTCAAAGGGTTTTCCATCCCATGTACCTTTGGTATGACAGCAGAATTTTTCGATAAAGCATACTGCGTGGTCGGCGGCATCCTTATCGTAATAGCTGCCTTCCGCCATAAAACGGGTTGGCTTATAATTTTTCAGTTTTCGCAAATGCCGTCACCTCCTCAAAAATGGCATAAAAAAATAGCCGCCACCATATTCGGTGCGACTTTGCGTATACGAGGAACAGATCCTCTCGGCTCCGTCCTACCTTTACAGGATTTTTAATTGTGTTCGTTCAGCAAAATGCAAAGGGCAAGGTTTGCTTCTTCGGTTGCAGGCTCGATGTCCCAACCTCTGTCATAGTTGGCAATGACCTCACCATTCAGTTTCAGCATCAGCTTGCTGATTTTTCCGCCGTTAATACCGAACTGGCTGCCTTCCTCATAAACCTTTATCCAGTAGTGGACTGCCTTGTAACCGCCGTCCTTTTGCGGGATGCCGATTGTTCCTTCTTTCCACATAGTCAGTCCTCCATTTCGCCTGTCAGAATAAAGTGGGTGTATTCCTTACGGTGTTCCTCAAGGTATACCACCAATTCGTAAAAATGCATCTCGTTGGCAATGTACTGCACCATCGGAACATCAAACATATTGGTGCGTCCGGTTGCTCGGATGGCGAGTATCTGTTCCTTGATTTTATTCATCGGTGCAGACCTCCTTGCCCATAAGCAATTCAGTGTAAATCTTGGAATAGAG